GCTGGTATGAGTGGTGGAAAAGTTAACCACAGTCGTGGAAAAGTTAACCACAGTCGTGGAAAAGTTAACCACAGTCGTGGAAAAGTTAACCACAGTCGTGGAAAAGTTAACCACAGTCGTGGAAAAGTTAACCACAGGACAAAAGTTAACAAAAGCAAGAAAAAGGTTAAAAGAGGTGGTGCGGAGACAACTTTTTGTATGTGTGCTGAATCTTCAACGGCTTGTTACGGAAGTATGGAGTGTGACTGTTCAAATCCTAAAGCAGCAAGATGCGTTAAAACTGGAATATCAACTAAGGATGAAGTTAAAAACAAAAGTAAAGTTCTTCAAGATATCAAAGATATTTTGGCAGCACATAAGAATAAGGTAAAAAACAATACAAAGGTAAGAAACAATACAAAGGTAAGAAACAATACAAAGGTAAAAAACAATAATAGGATGAAGGTTTTACCATTGAAAGATAGATATGTCGAAGAGATTAAACAAGGAATGAAAACTGTTGATATTAAACCAGTTAATAGAACAACTGAGAATATCAAAGTTGGAGATGTTGTTGTTTTCAAAGGAGAAACAAAACAAGTTAAAGCAAGAGTTGTTAATATGACTTGTCACAAAGATTTACATTCAGCTTTGAAGGCATCAACACTTAAAAGAGTTTTACCAAGAAGTAGCAAAACTTATAAACAAGGTGTTGTTGAATTGAAGAGATCTTTTGGAGCTTATAATAATAAGCACAACAACAAAAAATATGTCAGTATGAATTTAGTAATTATGAATTAGTCTCTTTGTTTGTCTTAAGCAAAAAAGACTTATGAGTTTTATTATCTATTTGTTTGACTTAAAAAAATATTTTCTTTTTATCTAATAATGGAGCAAAAAGAAAATAGCAGTAGTAAACAAGAAAAGACTTTGACTAGGGAGGAAAAGAGGGCGCTTTTGAAGCAGAAACTTAGGGAGAAAATTAATTCGAAAGCTGGAGCAAGAATGGGTAGACAACATCATAATTCGCAGATGAATAAGACAGCTGAGCAGATTAGGGGAATGGGTTTAACGAATGATCAGATGAATAGTTTATTGAGTGGTATGATATCTAATCCAAAACAGAGGAAGAAGAGTAAAAAGAGATTAAAGAAAATTATAAATCAAAAAGAAAGTGTTGAAGAACAGTTAAAGAAACAACAAGAATCTACTCAAGCAAATTGATCGTTAGAAGACAATGTCAATTGCTTCAACGTGTTCCTCGAAGACTGCATCATCATAAATGTTTTTATTTCCATCAAGAATAACAACATTTGTTCTATCAGAAAGCCATTCTTCGTGTTTACCGTCAAGTTGTGTGAGGTACTCTTTAGAGATTTTGTCTTCACCGTCCCTCGCACGTTTTTTAATTCTGTCTAAACAGTTATCAACATCAGTCTTAATATAAATGATTTTATCCACATTTATGTTAAGAAATCCATACCAAGAAAGATAAACTTGCCATTCAAGATCATTCATAAGTCCTGATTCATAAAGCATTTTAGCAAAGAGATACCTGTCACTTTCAACAGATCTCTCGGTAATAATAACAGAGGCTCCACTATTGTGTACAGTATTGTGTACAGTATTGTACAGAAGTCGGAGCCGCGTAATGTAAGCAAAATTCTGGAAAATGTAAGCATATCGCTTCATGTCAGCATAATAGTTTTCAATAAGATTTTTGCCATCTTTTGTTTTGACTTTGTGCCACTGATCTAGAGGTTCTCCTACAAAATACACATCTGGATTGTCAGCGAACTTTTCTTTTAGTTTTTTCATAAATGTTGATTTGCCTGAACCAATATTTCCGTCAATTGATATGATAATAGGTTTTTTACAAGACATTTGTTGTTCAAGCTATGTAAAAATATAATTTAAAAAAATGAAAATCATTTTTTCTGGCTTTATAAAAGAACCGAAAAAATTATGACAAAATGGAAATTGCCATATTGGGCCAAAGGCTTTACAAAAACTTTTGCTGAACGAGTGTGGACAAACGCTTTGAAAACTGCTGAAACAGTGGGTTTACATGAGCCAATTATTATGGGAGGATCTTATGGAAAGCTAGGTGAGGATATTGCTAGGAAAGAGTTCCAAACTTTTAACAAACAGAATGCACATCTAATGGCAATAAGTGAAATAAGAAAACCAGTGAATCCTGATCTACCCATGATTGATTTTATCATGGAACGTCAAGAACCTGATTCTTATCATGGTGTGGTTAATTATTTTAGGATTCCAATCGAAGTTAAAACTTTTATTTCTTCTGAATTGAAGAATGGTAATGATCTTGATTTGCTTTTTTCACGAAACTATTATTACCTACCGTCAGATATTATTCTTGTTCAACTTTCTGAATACAGAGATTTTGTATGTTTGTACGAAATGGATGGTATAAAGTGGAATGAATATTCTAAAAAAGCGGAAAAATATCTTTCAAATAATGAATATTTCAAAAATAAGGTATCCGTTCGTGTGAACATTGAAGATTTTGAAAAGAAAAATTGAAATTTTTTTTTTATAAACACTTTATACGTTAATATTAATTATGTTTTATCAAAAAATGTACAGAATTATTCAGAATTCAAGAACAAATCCTTTACAATATCCAATTGGTGATATTCGTGACCGCTATTTGAAAGTGTCGAAAAGTTAAATGACAATTATGCTCTCCGTACATCACATTTTTACCATGTGATCATCATCGAAATGACATTACGTAGTTGACATTTGTCCACTTTAACTTACACTTTTTCGCTTAAGGAAAAACGCGGAAATTCCTTTAAAATTATATTAATTAAAAGGTTTCATTAAAATGTTTCTACATGCATTCATATCTCTATCATAAACCAAATTACAACCACTACATTCAAATACTTTTGAACTTTCCAGTTTATTATTTAGTTTACCACATCTTGAACAAAGCTTTGATGTGTAAGCTTCATTCTGAATTGTTAGATTGATATTATGACATTTTGATTTATAATACAATTTTTGTAAAAAATCATAATATCTTAATGAACTACATACTCTTTTCAACATTTTGTTTAATGAACCTTTTCTACTAATACAATTTTTTGTACTCCATTTTCCAATTACAATTGTACTTTTGTTCTGTTCCATCAAATAATTTATTGATTTCCAGTGTAAATCTGTTATTTTATTCTTTAGTCTTAATCTTAACTTTCTCATTCTATTTTTACACTTCTTGTCATTATTTATATATTTACCTGATTTATCTATCTTTTTTAATATTTTCTTTGACATTGGATAAATATTATTACATACTTCAAAATGTTTATTGTCACATAAACCTGTCAAAAAGGTTCTTACACCCGGATCTATTGATATATAATCATTATTTATAACTCTTTCATATCTCTCTTGTTCAATTGGAATCAATAATGTAAACTTATTAGTCATTTTACAATAATGTAATTTACAATCTTTATTAATTTCATCATAACATATATCACTTTTGTTCAACAACTTTTTACCCAATTTTGTTACACAAATTGTATTTTTACTGAAATATTGTTGTTCAATACCCATTATATGAGTATCCTTTTTCTCCTTGAGATATCTTATATTAAAATATTTAATATTACCATTTCTCAAATTGGTAAATGCCGATTTATATGATGTACAAGCAAGTTTTATACCACTATCTAATATATGTGTTGGAGTATTATATAACTTAATCAAATTTAACTTTTTATCTCTTAATTGCTTTCTTAAAGTATAAAAGCTGGTTGTGGTTTTCATATTGTTCCAATATCTATATTTTATATATCTTACAGTTTCATTGTACATTAAACGTACCGAGTTTAACCAATCTAACAACATTTTTTTCTGCTTGATAGTTGGTAATAAAATAACTTTTTTACATTTAATAATCTTATCATTATCATCATAGTTATTAAATTCAAAAGTATTATCAAAATCAAATTTTTCACTTTCATTAATATCAAACCAACTATTGGTTAATACAGAATTAGTTATGGGAATATCATTCAAAGGAACTTTATTATGATATTTCTTTACAAGAACCTTAATTTCATTAATTATTTTCTGTCTCTTTTTTTTATACATGTCATTATAACCATATATATAATATTATCTTTATATAGTTTATTTGTTAAAAGATAAAAGTATATAAAAATAAAATATATATATGTAGATATAAAAATATGAATAATCAAGAATTTATAGGTGGTAAAGAGGCATCAAAAATTTTAGGTGTGAAGAGGCATACATTGTATAAATATGATCGGGAAGGATTAATAAAAACAATAAGAAGTCCAGGTGGTAAAAGATTTTATAATGTAAAGGAATATCTGAAAAACAATGATATGATAATAGATGAACCAGAAATTAAGAAGAAGAGAAATATTTGTTATGCAAGAGTATCATCTCATTCTCAAAAAGAAGAATTAGAAAATCAAAAAGCAATATTGAAACAGGTATATCCTGACTATGAGCTACTTTATGATATAGGCAGTGGAATAAATTTTAAGAGAAAAAACTTTCTAAAAATAATAGAATATGGTTTAAATAACGAATTAGAAACCCTAGTGGTAACTTACAAAGATAGGTTGTGCCGAATAGGTTATGATTTGGTGAATACATTATTAAAAAATACAGAAATAAAGGAATTATATAATAATAATAAGAGCCCAGAAGAAGAGGTAGTAAATGATTTAATAGAAATAATAACAGTATTTAGTTCAAGAGTATATGGTTTAAGAAGTTATAAAGATTCATTGATAACAAATCAAAGCAAAATAATATCGAAAAAAAAAGTAATTTAACTTTTATACACTTTTGAAACAACAGTTAACAACCCTCGTGTCTTTTTGAACAAACATTTCATGAAACGACGAGATGATGATATTCTAGAAGTGAAACGTAAACTTCCTACTGGAAGTCAACACACTATGTTAATTGATCAACTAAAACAAAGATGTAGTGATCAAAGAAAATTATTGAGTATTTTTATGGAAGAAATTCGTCTAAAACCACCAAACAAGGGTAGAAAAGTTCCATGTTTTTATCGCAAAAAAACAATGACTACTATTTGGAACTTTCAAGTGGGGATATATTGAAGATTTTGAAAAAAAAAATTGAATAAAATTTATTATAATTGGTTTATTTTATTAAACATAACATGAATTATCAAAAAGCATGTTTAATTATTCAGAATGCAAGAATCGATCCATCCCTATATCCAGTTGGTGATATTCGTGACGCTCGTGACTTTTTAAACAAACACTTCATGAAATGTCGAGACGATGGAGAACTAGAAGCAAAGCGTAAATTTCCCGCTGGAAAACAACGCGATATGATAATTTCTCAACTAAAACATAAATGTAGAGATCAAAAAGAGAAGTTGCGTCTTATTATGGAAGAAATTCGTCAAAAACTACCAAACAAAGGTAGAAAGACAAATATTGGAAATATTTTGCGTGAACAAGTATGGTGTTACACAAATAGTCTGACCACTGGGCAAGCCCCATGTTATTGTTGTGAAAAAACAATGATTACTGTTTGGAACTTTCAAGCTGGACATATCAAGCCAGAGTGTTATGGTGGTCCAACGATTCGGGAGAATTTGCGTCCAATTTGTGCCGAATGTAACCAGAAGATGGGTACGGACAACATGTATAGGTATATGTTAAAGTTGGATGAACTTTATGGAGGAGATCGTTGTTACAAACTTATGGATTGTAAATACGCAGAAGGATATGACGATTGTCTTTCTGAAGACGAGAATTTTTACACCCTTGAAGGTTTAAAATCGTACATTAAAATCGTACATTAAAATATACGATTTATAATATAACCTTAAGGTTAGGAAACAACTCAATCCTGTGTAAATTTTGGTTAGTCATTAATATATAAAAACATATTAACGGGT